CCTTTCCAAAAAGTAAATAAATCGGATAACTAAAAAAAGCAACCACTGTAAGCGGTATGTACAGTATTGCTATTGCTAGTACCATTGCTATTTTAGTGATTGCTTTCATTTTATCCTCCTATTATTTTGGCTCTGTGTAGGATAGCGCACGGCTGCTATCTGATACTCCTTGTGTAGTAGGGTCTGTAACAATACCTGCAATAACAAGTACTGAAAACCCACTATTAACAACTACTAACAATTTATTACCTAAATCACTAAGTTCAAGTGTATAACCAAAAACATTTGCAACTGCTTGTACAACTAAAAATATTGCTGGAATAATTGCTGACCAAAATGCTTTGTTTTTAATTCTTACTTTCCAATTAATCATCTTATTTCTCCTTATTAAATAATGTTTTGATTTGCTCTTTATTGATGATGATATCATCCTCGACACGACCTAAACGCTCCTCGTGACGATCAATAACAGCTTTTGTAATCTCTCGGTCTCTATCTATATTTTTGAGCTCGTATGCTAGTTCTTTGAGTGAGTCCTTGAGCTGAGCCATAGCAATCTCGTTAGCTTCCATTGCTTTTTTAAAGGGATTAACAATAAATCCCCATACTCCCAAAATAGATAAAGCAGCACCTGCAAAAGCGCCAACTTGCACAAAATCTATCATTAAGTTACCTCACTCTGATTCTTTATCAGTAACTTTTTGACTAAGTAACTCAAGCACAACATCTCGTAAATTAAATAATTTAGGTACTGCTTCGAAATCACAAATACCATTCGCGACACGACGGTACCAAACGTCAACAATAAGATGATCTTTTTTAAAAGTATATGTCATATTAAATTCTCCTTTTTTTATTAAATAATATAGTGTTATAACGGTATTCAACGTTAGTTCCATTAGCTTGATTCCATCGATGTAGACGGCACGGAAAGGCTAGATACACTTGATGTCACTAAGTCAGTTAACTCGACAACTGCTTTATCAACTTTAAGCTGCATATCTTTTGTTGCTTGCGACATCTTAGAAATTGCCTCATCAGCCTCTGCAATTTTTTTGATTAAAGTTACTTTGTCAGCTTTTAGTTGCTCAATATCTTTTACAGACTCAAGCATTGCGAAATCAACGACATTTTCTTTTGCAAAAGTTTCAAGTACAAGTTTTATCAGTGATTGATTATCCTTATCAACATGATTACCAATTAGCTCTTGTGGTAAATATGTACCATCGTCGCCTTGTAAGCGTACATCCGTTTTTAGAACCACTCCATCTTGATAGATTGGAAATGGTTTTCCAACAATGTTCCATTGTTTCATGTTACTCACCTCACTTTGCTCCTGGCTTAGTTATCTCATCTAATTGCTGATTTAACTCAGCAATTTGTAATTGTAATTGCTCATTTTGAGCTTGTAGAGTTGCTTTATCTAAAGATAATTGCGCTATTTGTAAAGCTAAATTTGATTTTATTTTTTCTTCCATTTTTTCTCCTAAATCTTTCCTGGAATAGTATAACTGTAGCCTTTTTCAGTGGTTTTATTATTGTGTAGTAGCTGCAAGTTATCAATAATCATATTAATTGTATCTTTCATGCTTGTATAAGTTGATGTATTTTTCCATAGCCAAATATCTCCTACTTTTATCTTAGACGTTACACGATGATTTATGTTACGTGCATCTATTGATAGCTGATTTGGCAAAGTAATGATTTCCCAACCATCAGCGTTAGTGTACGCAGAGCTTGCTAAGTGAATACTATCGCCAACTAAATCAAGAGTATCGATGTCTTTACCATTCCAAGCGCGAATACCTACGAAACCACCGTCGTTTGACGATTCACTTCCCCATCGATTAGAACCTATAACCGTTACGCCAGCCGCGCCCTTTCCTTCAACATTACCTGTTGCAAATTTAACGAATTGGTTAGGATAACCTGCAGTAATACGTTTGATAGCTGGACTATCTGTGTAAAATTCAATTTGTCCTGTATTAAGATCTGCTAACATTGCACCGTTTTGCGATATTAAAACGCCGCTACGTATCAGATCTGCTGACATCCTGCCACTAGTGATGTTGCTAGCATCTAAATTAATGACATTTATACGATTAGCATCAATTGTACCTGCTGTAATCTTATCTGCAGTTAAATCTTTAATCATCGCATTAGTAATAATGCCATTGTCGATAATAGACTGTCCTGACAAGTGTATTAACTTACCTTCCAGTTTTACATTACCGTCCGTCAAATTAAGCTGACTCAACACAGTACCGCTAGAAGTTAAATTTTTAATAGCCCAACCGTTAGCCGTTTGTGTAACTGTTGTATTAATAGCAGTCACACTATCTTTAATATCTTGCTTAGATTCAGACCATTCCAACTCAACTGTACCTTTAGATAACATAAAACCACCGGTACTAAAGCTACCTGGATCACTAGCAAGCATGGCAAAGCGTGGTCTAATTTTACCGTCTCGAGTTGGAATAAATGTTATTTTAAATCGTCTAATGGTTTGAGTGACGTCTTTAATAATAGTTTCACGAGGAGTTGTGCTTGTAATATGATGATTCCAAAGATCATACAAGTAGAAATATAGATTTCCTGCTTGTTCTCTAGAAATGTATGCAGTAAACGTATACTCTTGATCTTTTTTGACATCATATTCGATTAAAGGTGACACCTTATTACCGCTTACCCATTTTTTAAAAACAAATGGGTAAGGCGATTGTGTTAGTTCCTCTAGTACTGCACCTTCTGTTTGCCATCCTGTGAATTTTTTTGTGCCAGGTAAAATGTTGTTATCAAGCTGACTAACTGTTGCAACTATACCGTCAGCCGTTTGGGTAACTCGTGACAAGCGTCCATCCACATTAGATACTGTTGATTGTATATTATCAACTTTTTGTATTGTAGCTGTCAGACTCTCGTTTTGTTTACCAATCAGTTGACTATGACTATTAACTGTATCGTTGATTTTATTAAATTCAACAGTCATTTTATCTTCTTGATCCGCTGGGGACTCTGAATAGTCACTTGTAACATTTCCATGTTCAAGCTGGTAACCTGCAATATACAACCAACCATTTTCATTAAAGCGTTCGAAGCGTGGTAAAATATAGCCATCAGAATTTACGTTAAATTTAATAACGATACGTTGCCAATCCGTGTTTAAAGTGATCGACTTGAAACTAATACTTATCTTAGCCTGTTGCGATTGATCATTTGGTAACAAATATAAATTAACAACATCATTATCTATGCTTGATTTAGCATATGCACTAAAAACATAACTCTCTCCGCTTTTTACAGCATATGATTGTGATATACCACTCCACATCATCTTACGCTTTAGCACTGTTAAGTTGAAATTACCAATAGACAAGCTGTCATCATCAGCTTGCCAGTTGTTACGATTAAACCAATTTTTAGTCCAACCTTTAGTACCAGATAGTAGATTAACTGTACCTATCTTTAAATTATCAATAGTATTATTAACACGAGTTAATTCTCTACTAAAACTATCTGCAGTTTCCTTGACTTTATTATCAGCGATAACGGCAGACTTGCTTGTAATCAACGCTTCAATATTTGTTTGAGATAATCTCGTTGTAATTTCGTTCGACGTTTGTATGACTTGTGTCTGTAGACTGCTAAGTGCATTATCGGCAGTCTTTTTGTTGGTCATAATACTTGCACTGTTTTGGTCAATTGTTTGCTTATAATTAGCAAGTGCCTGAGTGATATCTCCATCTTTTTTTAACAATGCTTCATAGCTAGTTTGTAAACCCTTGACTGTACCATCAATTTGAGTCAGTTGCTGATTAGTCGTTGAATAATGCTCAACTTCTGTTTTAGATAACGCAGACATCTGGTCAGTCAGTTTTTTAGATTCACTAATAAGATTTGTTAATGCTTCTGTAGCCTCTTTTTTTGCAGAGTCAGATAAAGTTTTAGCTTGATTGATCAATTCGTCTTGGCTAACATTTTTAGCAACAATTGCATTATATTTTTCGGTTAACTGTTCATCAGCAAGTTTCATTGCTGCATTAACCTCTATGATTTTATTAGTAATTTCTTTCTTTACAAAATCAATATCGTCGCTAAAAGAATTGATAATCCATTCAGCACCATTCCAGAAATACATTCTGGTAGTATCGCCAACAGTTAAAAAAAGCAAATCACCCTTTCTTAGCGTGCCTTTTGGATTATCTACTGGCATCTCCGTACCATAGTAGTTAGTGTTTTTACCATCAGCTGATGCTAGTGCTTGATTTGCTTTAAATACTGCATTATCTAGTATTGCTTGGTTATTATTAATCTTACTTGATAATTGGCTAACAGCTACAGTTTGTTTTTTGATTGTACCAATATCGTTACAAGTGACTTTATGGTTAATCAGCTGACCTGTTACATCATACTCACTTTCAAACGATACTATTCGGATTTTTTCCTTAAATCCTAGTGTCTCATTGATAGCCATAATATAATCACCGGCAATAGGTTGAGTGTACTGATAACCTGCTTTTGTAAGATCTTCAATGTCAATTTTTACAGCGATATTGTAAGACGAATCTACATTTTGTTTTAGTACTGATTTTAAATTGTCAGCGTTAGTGTACCGCTCATCAACAACAGGCTCACCCTCAATTCGTCCATATTCCTTTGCAAGTGGACTTTCATATTCTACTTCGAGCCTTCCTTTGGAATGATCCTCTTGGTCAGCCCACGCTCCAAAACCCTTCTGATATGTAATAAAATCATTGATTTTCTTTTCAATTATGATTTCATTCATATTGAAATTTTTACGTACGATTGTTGATAAATCTGTTCCTGTTTTTTGTAGAATTCGAACAACCTTGCCACGAACAAAAAATTCAACTCCTGCACTCTTAATGATGTCATTAAATAAATCAAGTCGCGATTTATATCCAAACGATTGCTTTTCGAAAGATTTGACAACTACTTCTAAACTGTAAGTATACCCGCTGCCATCAAAAATAAAGTTCAAATATGCTTGGAAAGTATGTGAACCATCATTTAATTGCTTATGTAGTGATGATTTATCAAAATCATAAAAAAATTGATGAACTGCATCAAATTCAACTTGAATTTTGTTACCAGTATCAGTAGGTTTAGCATAAATAATCTTGTAATACTCATCATCAAACTCAAGTTTCCAACCTTTATCGACCTTGTTTAGTACCTCTTCGTTAGTATAAATTGTTCCTGATAAAGACCTTTCTCCGTTAACTGCATTAGTTGTTTTAACAACAGCTTGAGCTTCAAACTCATTATCTTTATGATCTAAAAAAGTTGTCAATCTATCACTTCCTTACTTGTAAAGTTCTTTAAAGTTTAAAAACTTGATTGTGCCTTGAAAATTTGTGCTGTAGAGAATAGTCTTGTTGACTTTTTGCTTTAAAACAAAATATTCATGATTGGTTCTAGCAGTCACATTTATCTTATTCAATGTTGTGGATATACCAGTGATTACAATAACGTCGCCTTGATTAAGTGGTGCACTATATTGATAAGCCCAGCGCCTCCCATCGATTTCAAGATAAAAACTACTTTGTCCACCAGTTGAAGTTAACTCTACAGACCATGGGTATTCTAACTGGCTAAAAGGTGCAGTACCAGAATAATTAAACGTTCCGTTAGTGATGACTATATTTTGTGCAATAGTTTCACCAAATGGAAGTTCTGCAGTCTCAAATGCAATTGTAAAGTTGTATTTGAGACCTTCACTAGACTTACCAACAAAAGTGTACTCAGGTTCACTTGAGACATAAACTTTCCAACGATAGTGCCACGCTGTATAAGATTGATTTAATAAGTCTAAATCACCTGCTTTCATCCCAGGCAATTCGAAATCATATAAATTTTCTTTCTGAGGATACATTTTAGTAATGTAAAAAGGCTCACTATCCACTAGTAAGCCATTCACATCATCTTTTTTTGTCATAAAATCTTTAATAGAAGCTACAACTAAGCGCCCATTAACCTTAACTTTTTTTGTGCCATACTTAGCACTAGCAAAGATTTTACCGCTTCGACCTTTCACTGTTCGACTATCAACCTCAAGAGATGATGAACGGTCATCGACATCAAGTATTCGTAGACCAATCTCTGAAAATCGAAAGGATTGATCACTCTTTTGTACTAATAAATCCATTTTTCTCCTCTCTTATGTCGCAAAGTTGAAGTAATTATCTTTATTACTTTCTCTTGCTTCTTTAGATTTAATAGTTGTATAAATTTCATCACCAACAAGTTCATTATGAACCTCGAACGTTGGACTAGTCAATTGTTGGTTGCGTACCTCGTCACTTAGATTATCAAGTGATGATGATACACCTGCACTTGATATGTTTGCAGATGTCGCTAATTGTGAATCTGTTTCCCATCGCTGATCAGTCACAGCATTAGCGTACTCTTTACCTATTGCATTGATATCATCCATCCAATCCTGCATACCAAGTGCAAAACCTTCACCAGTATAAGCACCAAGTTCTCGCGTTACTCGCGAAGGCGAATGAATATCCATTGCGCTTCTGATTGTTGCAGCGACATTAGCAGCAATACTATTAGCAATAGCCATAATAGTTCCTGCAGTGCTTGCTAGGCCATTTGCAAATCCAATCCCAGTATTATAACCTGCAGATCTAGCACCACTTGCTGCTGCATTCATTGCAGATACAACCGAATTCATTGCACTTCTTGTTACACTCACAGCGCTGTTCATTCCACTTGAAATTGACGAACGAATACTAGACATAGCATTTGAAACTGTAGACTTAGCAGAATTAAAGGAACTTGTAAAGGTGGATTTAATATTATTTCCACCTGATTTTACAGTATTATTAATACTATTCATTCCACTAGTAACAGTGCTGTTCATTCCTGACATTGAACTTGAAACTGTAGATTTGGCTTGTGTAAAACTGCTATTCACACTATTAGATATGTTTGCACCGCCTGATTTTGCAGCATTTGCAGCTTGATTCATCCCTGTAGATACAGTGCTAGTTATACCTAACATGTTATTAGCTACACCACTAGCCATACCAGCTGTAGCACCAGTAACTCCAGAACTCATTCCATTCGCGGAAGTGGTAGCATTTGCTTGTGCAGTTTGCATATTACTTGTTGCCTGTTGCGATAATTCCAAGAAATTCGGTAGAGAACCCAGACTCATTTGGCTAGTAGCGTTATTAACATTAGCAGTCATTTGATTAGCTTGATTAGTAGCATTTGTATTTGCTAAAGTCATGTTCGAACTCAACGCTTCATTAAATCCTGCCGCATTCAGCAAACCTTGATTTGCCATAGATGCTGTTTGTGCATTTACATTTGTTGCCATCTGAGTAGCATTTGTTGTCGCATTTAAATTAGCAAGACCAGTATTTTGACTAATGCTATTTAGCATAGTAGTTGTGTCTATGTTAGTTTGATTAGCCATTGTGGTCGTCTGCATACCAACATTCATAGTCATTGTTGACATGTCTGATGTAACCTTAGCGGCACTTGTTGAGCTCTTTCCTGTGATTTGGTCCCACATAGAACTAAATCCACCTTTAATGCCTTCCCATACCCCTGAAAGAGCATTCGGAATAGCCTCAAGCATAGCTTTACCAAGACCCGCAATCAATTGAATACCAGCTGAAATAATCTGCGGCAACCCTTTAATAATTGCAACAGCCAACTGCACAACTAACTGTATCCCTGCAGATATAATTTGTGGTAATGCTTGTGATAAACCAGATATCAATGACTGAATAATCTGCATCGCTGCTTGGATTACCTGCGGTAAATTTTGAATAATACCTTGCACTAACATGATTATAATCTGGATGCCGCCTTGGATTACCTGTGGCAAATACTGAGCTATACCGGAAATAAAACCTGTGATGACTTGGGTTGCAATTTGTATAACTGCCGGCAACATTTGGATAATACCAGCATTCAAATTGGTGCTAATTGCTATACCGTTGCTAATTATGCTTGGCATATTAGCTTGTAAGCTTGAACCAAAATTAGAAATAATTTGTTGAGCATACTGGATTATTAAAGGTATATTCTGTACAATACCTCGAGCTAAGTTCAGTATTAATTGAACACCTACAGCTAGTATTTGAGGGAGAGCACTAGCAATTGAACTTACAAAAGTTCCAATAACTTTAAGAGCCGAACTAATTAAACTACCTGCGTTTTGACCAATACCTTGCACCAGACTGGTAATTAATTGAACACCTGCCTGAATAATAACTGGCAATAATACTGTTAGAGCATTAGCAAACTTAGCAATCAATTGAGTACCACTAGCTATCAAAGCTGGTATTTTAGAAGTAATGCCTTTTACAAGGCCTTGAATAATACCAGGTCCTTTAGTAATTGCTGTATTTATCAATTTATCAATTTGAGTACCAAATTGATTGTTTACTAAACCAAGACCTACTACGACCAATCCTAAAATTGCTGCAGGACCTATAGCAGACATTGCCAGTATTGCAGCACTACTAATCGCAGTTGTCATTCCATCAAGTACAGCAAGACCTCTACTTGCAGCTACACCAAATATTCCAGGAAGTCCTGACATAGCTCTACCAAAAGCTCCAACTAGCCCACTAGCAGTTGACAATCCACTGGCTACCATTTCTCCGAATGATCCCAACGCTGAACCAACAGTCCCAAGAGCAACACCAATCTTACCAATAATTGATATTAAAGGCATAATAGTTGCAATAGCACTTGCAGGATTTAATAAGGCCCAAGCTGCTATTGCAGTAGGACCTATAGATGCTATCTTTGATTTGATTCTATCAATAGTTGCTGACGATACTTCACCAGTTTTTGCAAATTCACCTAAAGCAGTATTTAATAATCCAAAAGCTGATTTAATTCCACTAGTTAGTGGACTAAAGTCAATATTCACCATCTTGGAGATTCTAGCGAATGCTGCAACAAGGTTTGGCATTATTGAGTTCACAGTTGCAAATGCAGAATTTATAGCTGGCTTAATACTATTAATGGATTCTGCAATGGTCTTCATACCATTAGCTTTGGCAGCTTCATCAAAGGCTGAAATCATACCTGCTACGCCTTTTACGACGGCGGTATGTACGTTCTTCCATGCAGTTCGGATTCCACCAGCCGATGATTGGGCCATCTCAGCAAAACCACCCTGCGCCTTGTTTAGTTCAATCATTTTATCAGCGAATTCTTGGGCAGTAATACTGCCGTCTGAAAGAGCTGCTTTTAAGTCCTGAACACCATTTTTACCAAATCCGAATGACTCTGCCATTTTAGACATTAAGCCAGGGGCAGCTTCAGACACAGAATTAAACTCTTCGGCATATATCTTACCAGACCCCAACGACTGGTTAAACTGTCTAAGTGCTTGCTCAGCCCCTTCAGTAGTCGCTCCATAACCAATCATTGCATTATTAAATGCTAATGCTAGCTCTGTTCCTTTATCTAAGCTACCTGTAGTTATAGCTAATTGTTGGGCACTTTTAACAGCACTGTCTAGTGGTGTAGGAAGTCCTTCAATTCCTTTAGATAATTTATCTATTGATGCTTTAGACTGTTGTGCAGAATACCCAAATAGCGCCATCGTTTTCGGAAAGCGGTTCATGGTATCTACACGACTTATTGCACCGTCCATTGCTCCTGTGATTGCTTGGATTCCTTTCCGAGCAATGGCCATCAAACTAAAAGCAGAAATGATACTTCCCACAGTGCTTCTTAGTTTTTCACCAGCAGATGATGCGCTTGCGAATCTCTGACTAATACCATTTAGGGCACTAGTTGCAGAACTGGACATCCTGCTAAAACCATTGCTAAGACCTGTGCTTAACTTAGTCGCTAAATTAGTAACCGCTGAAGTGATTCTACCCCCAAAACTACTACTGATTTTATCTGCAACAGTACTCGCTTTAGAACTAACAGAGTTGAAAGCAGCTGAGACGGCACTTGTGATCTTAGACGAAAAGCTAACTACTGCGCTTGTTGCACTTGTGAATGCGGATTTTATGGGTTGAGGGATGGCGCTCGATAACTTCTGTACGCTATTTTGAATAATTGAAAAAGCTTTATTGAACCCATTCTTTATGGGTTCGGGAATTTTTTCACCGATAGATGCTGCTATCCTTTGAATTTGACCAAGAGATAACTTGAGACCTGTACTATATGCATTACCGAGTCTTTGCCCTAATGATTGACCATTATTTGCTAATTGAGCCATAATTTGACCAATCATCTGTATCATTTTGTTGCTGTTGTTAACTGCAGTATCCTGCGCTTTTCTAAAAGCATTTTGTGTAGTACTAACAATTCTAGCCATAGCTGCCTCATAATCTTTAGTATTTGCACCAATATCAGCGAATATAGACCCATCAAATGTACCTGCCATAAAATCCCTCCTTTCTTGTTATAAATTTTGAAAATGTAAATTGAGCTTCGCCACACGTTCTGCGAAATCATTTGAAACGTTAGTTAGATCTTGTTTATTTTGATAAGTTCGTTTAATTTTGTTACGTTGTTTATCTAATTTGAGCTTGTTAGCATTGACGTTTTTAGCATTTAACGTGTATCTGAGATTTAAAGCAAGTTCAGATAGGTTTTCACGTTCTGCAATTTGCTTGTACTGCAATCCTTCCATAATTGCATCTAATTCTGTTCTCGTACACTTGTAAATAATATCAATGTCCGTCAGGCCAAGTTGGGCACAGTTAATTAAGAGATTGCGTCTTTCATTTTCCCAATCATGTCTTTTACGATTTGGATTTGAGCTTCGTCCGCATCTTCTCGAGCTTCTAAATATTTCACTGATTTCTCCATGCTTTCGATATATTTCGAAATCTTCTCTTTGAAAAAACCAGATTCAACCATGTCATTCTCAATTTCTTTAAATAAGGCTTCTGTCGATCCTTCTTCTTCGACTAGCTCTGCGATAGAATCAAGTACTTCATCTTCTGACAATGCTTTTTTACCGCTGCCTACAGACAGCTTGACTAAATCTACTACAGCTGAATCATCACGCTCTAAGATTTTATAAAATAGCGTACCGACGCCGTCAGCGTTACGTTCCCCTGTCTCTTTATTCACAGTTCCAAGTCTGTTATTTATCTTAAACATTGTTTTAAAATCAAATTTAATTTCAATACTGCGTTTTGCTACTGTTAATTCCATTTATGTATTTCTCCTTAAAAATAAAAGGTAGCGAAATGCTACCTTATAAATTAGTGTCCTTCTGATGATATCCCTGGAACTGCTCCCAGTAAACTTCCTGAAACTTCTTTTTTCTGGATATTGTCATAATCGCCAGTAGTTTCGCCTGGGTTTTGATATGCATAAACACTTGTTAACAAAGCGATATCTTCTGCCGTCAGTGGAAATTTGCCATCTTTTAAACTATCGATAATATTCAATGTATATGATGCTTCTACAAGTTTTTCAACACCTTCTGAATATTCAATCTCGTCAATTTTTCCATATCCAAACTTCGCGGGATAAACTTCTTTACCCTCTAAAGTTCCTGAACCTTTTTCTTTCAAAGATTCGTCTGCGATAACACGCCAAACTTTAACAGATTTACCAGTTGTTTTAGCTATTTCTACAATTTCAATTGCTTTGTCTTTCGGCGTGTAGTATGATGTCAAATCAATTGAGTGCTCATCTGTTGCTTTTTCAAGCACACGTCCTTGTTGAGTTTGTTCATCGATAAAATCTCCACCGAGCTTCGTTGTTCCATCTGTACGATACGCTGGCAGTATTGCTTTACTACCTAATTCAGCATCAACAGATTGAATAAAATAAAATATATTTTTACCTTTAATAGGCTTAGCTGTAGTAATTTCAACTGTAGTTTCCATTTAATTCTCCTTTAAATTAGTATTTCTGTAATGTTGATAGCAACTCTATAGACTTCTCGTCCTATTGAATTATCTACCAAAATCTGAGCCTTTATTTGGTTATTCCGCCCAAGCAGTCTAAGCATGCGAGATTTTATCTCTTCTGCATCCAAACGACTATCGCCAGGTAAGAAAGCATCGATATTCAGGCTAAAATCATCAATAACTGCTCCAGTTTGAGCTGTTTTTGACAAGTCTGATATATTTGTACCTACAACAATAAAAGGCTCTAAAACGTCTGATTTAGGCAATTTAAAATAGATTGGTATGTCTAAAACTCCCAATCTATTTTTTACCTTTTTTAAATATAGTGTTTCTGGTGAGTAATCCATGCATCACCTCTTAAACATTTTTTTGAGATTAGCCATTAACACTGGCCATTCTTTTCTCAGGGCAGGGTCTAAAAATGGTTGGGCTTCCATTTTACGAGTACCTAACTCAAGATAAATAGAATATAAAGCAGGAGAAACCACTCTGTAGTGTAAGAGTCGTTGTTGCTCACTGTAGATTTGAGCTCTCAGCCATCCAGTGTCAACCGGGGCTAGTATTTTAGCCTGTCTCTCAATCCTAGCAGCTGATTTACTAAGCTCTTTATCTACAGCGATTCGTACTGACTTCTGCTTGCGCTCAACGCTGCGTAAAAACCTATCTAGGCCTCTCATCCGATAAATAAGACTCATACATAAATAACCGTGCTATTTTTATGGTGCGCTAGTCCCTTTATCAACCTCGGTTTCCCCTTGTAGATAATCTTGCTAAAGCCATCGTATCGGCCTTGCAAGTGCAACTTAAAAGCGTTCAAATCATATTTACCAAATAACCCCATCTGTTCAGATTTTGTGAAAGTATTTTCCATGCAGGGGATTTTTCCGCTAGGTTTTTCAACAGTTCTTTTATCTAGAAAATCGTCCTGCTCATCGACATACACTAGGATAACTCTATCTTTGTAAATCATTTATGACCTCCTAAATAAATCTTGCTACCCCTTTGCCTGAATATACCTTCCCAATAGCAGCGCTTCTGAGTGTTGATTCATACTCTTTAAGGTAACTGTCCCACTTAAAAGTCTTTCCTTCTTCGCTATCTTCAACGGTTCCTTCTGAATTAAGTCTGTTATACCTTTTAATAGCCACATCTCTGACAATAAAAGTAAGACGCTTAGGAATTTCAGTCATTTCTGTGTCTGAGTAATCATTGAGTTTCGCAAGGATACGGTCAATACTTTCATTAATGGATAATTTTATCAAATCATCTTGGCTAGTGTCTTTGGCGCTGATCCCTTTGAATAGCTTAACCTCTGTGAGTAATAACTCCTTATCCATCTATTAGCCTCCTGGAACTACTTTTGGAGCCTCAATTGTTGCTTCTACAACGCCTTCTGGAATTTCTGCAAATAGCACATTTGCACCAAAAAATACTGATTCATAGGTCAAATTAGAAAGTTGACGAGTTCTAGCCGCACCAATCAATCCAGTTTCATCAGTAAAATCAGCAAACATCCCTCCAAGATCGCCACTATTGACGTTTAAATAAGCGAACACAAGGTTTTCAACAGCTGTTGTGTATACTTTTCCCTCTGGCACTGATGGTAAAACGATAACGTTTTGCATACCTAGGAAGTTTTTAAGCAATGTCATTCCAAACACGTTAGAAGCATCTGCACCTACATTTGTATCTCCTAGATACTTAGCAACATCAAGTGGAGAAACGAAAGAGATGATAGGTGAACCATCGAATTCATTAAAAGTAGCAATTTTTGCCCATGATTGTGATAATGCACTTTGAAGAGTTGTTCCAGTCACTTTTGTAGTTGACTTCTTTAAAAATTCAAAGAAGTTAGTTTTAAAACCATTTTGAATTTCTCGCATAATGCGTGTATCTGCTTCGTTAATCGCACGAGCTACACCATGACGTGCAATTGCTTCAGCGGTAGTTGCACGACGTTTTTTGAACCACTCAACAGTATATTCCTTAGCTTTTGCACGAGTAACTTTAGATAAAGGAATTGTTTCACCCTCGGCGGGATTTGTCTTATCTAAAGTAGTAGACCACTTATAAGTTTGGATTTTTAGATCATTAGTCAATTCCTGTTTGCGAGTTACTCCCAAAAGCTTGAGTAGTTCATTGATATTCGTTGAAAACTTATTAACAAAATCAATAGATTTGATTTCTCCTAAGTCTGACATCACATTTAAATTATTTTCTGCCATAAATTAATATGTCCTTTCTTACCTTGTAAATAAATTACGATTAGCTGCAATAGCTTTGAGACGTTCATCATCATTCTCAATAGCCATAATTTCAGCTTTAGTCATACCGACAGAGCCATTACCAGTTCGAGGTGACTTTTGCGTTAATCTTTCGTTAACACGATTTTCCACTGCTTGATCAAAGATAGACTGTAAATTATCAATGTTTGTTTTCACTTCATCTGCAGTAGTAGCTAAAACAACATCAATAAAATCTAGTGGCAATCCTTTTTCAGCAAGTAATGATTGTGTTTCGATGCGCATTTCACGTTCTGCAACTGCTTTTTCACGTTCTGCAATAGCACTGAGACGTTTTTGTTCTTCTTCTTTAGCACGTTCATCTTTTGATAATTTAGCTAGTCTTTCACCCTCAGTACGAGCTTTTTCGATTGCTTCTGATTGCTCTGCTTCCCACTTTGCACGTTCAGCAGTCATCATTTTTGAGATATCTGCGCGAGTAAAAGTTCGCTCATGTTCCTGCTTAGGATGTTCAACAGTTTCTTGCTGAGTGTCGACTTGTTCAGTAGTTTCTGTTGTTACATTTTCTTCTGCCATAATTTCTCCTAGTGGTTACGCCACCAACCGATAATCTAGTTTTACGTCCTGCGACGAAACAGTGTAGCTTTTAGTGTCATCAACAAAGTTTGGACATAATAAAAGGCCGCATCGCTACGACTTTGATTTCTAAAGGGGTCGAATTCGTTTAAAATTTATTTTCCCCATTTTCGCTTGTAATTTTTCTTAATATAGTTAACGTCAATTGCAATATCTGCAATAGCTGATTGGTTATCTAAAGTAGCAGCTTTAACAGACGCAAACTCTTCATTGGTAGCTTGGGCGTTTTGTTGTACAATCGCTCTCAGCTCTGTAATTTGTTTGTTTTGATTTCTAAGAGCTTCTGCTTGCATGGCATTCTCTGCAACAAGCATCACAACCGCTGTTTCCAATTTACGTTTTTTCTTAATGCGCTTATTCATGTTTATCCTACCTTTTTCAATTCTGCAATAATTGACTTAACCGCTATTGCTGCAATGCCAACAATCAATATGAGCACCAATACACCTAGTGCCACTAATACCATTTGCCAAATAAACATATTTTCCTCCTTGATAGTTTTAATAGGTTGATGTATAATTGAGATAAAGAAGGACGATGGTCTAACGCCCATGAAGCAGTTTACTGTGGAGGCGGTGGGTCATCGTCCTTCTTTTTCTAATACAGCTAATACCTCATCTTTATTTTTGATAATTGATATATCAAGACCCCTACGATCTAACATATAAATGTGTTCTAACTGCCCCATTATCTCTTCAAATGATAAAGGGGTTTTTGTTATATCAAAAATGATATTAGTTGCCTGCTTTTTTGCTTTTCGTAGATTGCCATCAATGACGTTTTTACCCGAACCTGTGATTTCTTTTAGATCAAAAGGAACTCCATCAACTAAATAATCAGGAGTATTGATATGTTCAGGGGAATTAACTCTTGGCACCATGTCAACTTGCAATCCTGTCTTTTTAGATAACCAATTAGCAACTCTATATTCATAATTCGAGTGATCAAGAACAACATTATGGCCATCTACTTTGTAAGGAGTGCCATTTTTTACATACTCATTTAGTAGTGACAGTTGTGGTTTATGCTCATTTCCATCTATCCAATCTGAGGTGACATCCTTAAAATACTTAGTGCTTTTATCATCAATTGGATCTACTTCAATGCTTAGCTCATCTTCATCAGGAATAATGGTTGTTCTGCAGTTGAAATGATAGGGTGCTGCATTAATTCCAGGCTTTAGCTCAGATAATAGCTTTCTTTTGTTTTCTTTAGCGATTTTACGACATATCTCAGTTGTCCTGTCATCAAGCCTAACTAAATCACGATAATACTTAAGTCCTGCATTCAAGTAGCGCCTAGCGGTAGCATTATTAATCACCATAGTTCCATCAGTTCTGATTAGTGTTTCAGCCCTGTGATTAGCAACATTAAATTGCTTAGCTAAATCTCTGGCTATCGCTCTAGGATGCTCGCCACGAACAAAACCTTGTTTTAATTTCTTTTGGAGATTCTTGACAAGATTGTCAGTATTGCCCCACAACTGTTCTGAGTAGTTATAACCATCAAACGGGGTTCTAACCAGTTCTTCTAAAACTGGACCATTGATTGTCCCTGACCGTCCACCCATTGCTTTTTTATAAGCATATGAGGCAGCTTTTTTTAAATGATTTTCAAATACTGAATCAAGTACACCTTTTAGTATCCCTGCGCGATAAACAAGTTCAAGATTTAATGCATCCATCCTTGTAGCTCTTGCTGATACATACTGCTCATTAAGTCGTTTTAGCAACTCAGGGTCTTTCTCAGCTTGTTTACGATACTTGTTAGCATTAGCTACGTAATCTGATAAATCTTCATGACGTAGCTTTTTAACGACATCCTGATAAGTCATTTTGTTCTCTTCAGAATACTTAGTATAAAAATCAAACAATTCCTTTTGTAACTCAAAAGCCTGTTCATTATATAACTTTTGCAGTTCTGAAAAGACGTCTAAATCAGTTCTGTCTAAATAACTTAGAATATCTTCTTGACGTTTTTGCCAGTAATTAAGGCTTTTCTGCTGTTGGTTCTTCTTGACCACTAGCATCACCTACCAATCTAGGCTCCGGTAAAGATTGCTTTTTATCAGCTTCTTCTTTCAAACGTTCAAGCTCTGCTTCAGCGTCTACTCCTGTGACAGTATTTAAGATTTCAAAGATAGTCTGATCGCTAACAATGCCATAGAGATTTTGTGCAGCTGTAACAATTTCATTATCGTTTTGAGGAAGATTAGGTGTGAAAACTATACTCGTATCATTTACAAGGCTATATGTAGTTGCTTCATTCCCTTTGATGGCCCAGATATTAGCTGCTAAGCGTAAGCGTCGCATTAAGCCTTTTTTAAACAACCTCTCTTGCTTCTCGCGATAGTTGTCAGAAGCCATAAGCTTATACTTCATTGATTCACCAGATTGAACTCCTGAAAATTTCATATCTTGTGTATCTGGCGTAAAAGTAAATCTCAAAATGTCTGCAACTAGTCTGTTTTTGTAGGCTTCGCTACCGGCGGTATCATACTCTTTTTTGAGAAAGTACGCTTGTGGTTTAACGCCATTTGGATTAGGATTATCGTCTAAAATTAACACTTGGGCTTTTTTAAACCCAATTGAGATCGCTAAACGACCATTAGGATTTAATCGTCCGTCATCTAAGTAGTCATTCTCATCAGCCCCTGTGTAAGTATTACCAGCTATTACAAGCAACGCATTGACTGAATCTTGTTGAAAATTAGCAAGCTCTGACTGAGATAAATCATAGGCATCAATATTATCAAGTACAGACTCATAAGCCCCTGTACGCTCCTCATTATTAGCATATTCATTGACTGGTACACCTTTAAAAAAATGTTCTTCATGCTCTTTTAAGCGCATACCTTTTGTTTCGAAATTATAGTCTTCGTAGGTATAAATTGTGTCGGAAGTATATACTTTGATAATCTGTTTGCGTTTACCTGAGCCATAATCTATGTCGTAAAAATGAACGGCCATCAACGAATTTCGCTGGTATGTATCATCATAGATAACAAAAGTTTGCTCGGCTGGGAGCTGGTAGAGTTTTACTTCGGTTTTTTTGTCATCTATTTCCTCAACAGTTAACAGCTCGTAGGCTCTTCCATAAATTGATAAATCTGTTTTTATTTTGACGTTGTGGTAATCCTCATTGTTTCTGACCGACATAAGGTCAATAGCTGCCTGGAGGTCTTTATTTTCATTTTTGTACTCAACGGGAACGCCAAGCATATAACCTTGCTCAAATACCGTAATATACTTAGCAAAATCACTTGCAATACGATTATCCGCTGCGTATTTATCTGTTTTAGCAGGTCTATACTTGATGTTATTATCCCCAAGATAGTATCGCTTTAACTCTTTCAAACGCTCTAATTGTTCTGCTTTAAATCTTGAAATGTAATTCTTAAGTTGATCTATCCAAAGTTTTGATTCATAGTCAATTGCTTCAAAGTCTTCTTGCAGCATAATAAATTGCTTATTAGCATTCTCATTAAAACGAGTTCCTACTAAAAATTGTTTTTCTTCCAAAGTCTCACCTCATTCCTAAAAATAGTACTTCGCGTTCTTCATGCGCTTACTTCTATCTGCCGACTGATATATTCTGTCTTGTACGGCATATCTTATGGCGTCAATGCAGTGGTTGTAACTGTCAACTGGTTCATTGATATACTCATTAGTCTTCTTGTCTTTCTTCCAAGTGTAATTTTCGAGTTCTTCAATAGTCTTGACACACCTTTCATCAACAATCCAATCATACTGAAGCAGGTACTGAATTCCTTGCATAACGGTTCCAGGACCTTTGGTAACATCAATCATTCTAGGAATACCTAAATTCCTCAGCTCTTGGTTAGATTTCTTTTCAGCCGAATCTCCTCTGATTTCTTCTTTGGCATAGCCAAGGTCCTTTATAGCATTTGCTATTTTATCATTGGTCAAATTTTTTCTGACATATTCCTCTAAGATGTATAACTTCTTGTTTGCGTCATCGATTTTAACATGCAAAAATGCCGAAGGGTCATTGATAAACCCATAGTCCAAACCAAAAAAAGAAGGCAAGTGTGATAACTTGTCTTTGTTTAATATTTGCTTGTCATACTTGGGAAAAATTAGTTTATCAAGTGTAGCAAACTGGCCAAGAGCATATATTTTGTAATAAGCTTCATTCCTATCGGCTAGTTCCTCGATATTTTCTCTAGTAACATCATCTAAGAAGCGGTTGTCTTTATAAGTTGTTTGATAGACAACTGTATTCTTAGGTGACTTGATAAAGAAAGCTTTATAAACCCAGTTTGCTTTACTCACAGGATTGAACATGAGATAGACTTGCTTCTCTAAATGTTTCTTGTCCCTAAGACGTAAGGTAAGCTGTGTGTAATCGTCAAGAGTAAACTCACTAGCTTCTTCCATGACGACATCAGATATCCCCTTAATTGACTTAATCTTCTCAGGGTTATCCATGCCTTTGAAAATAAATTCCGAGCCATTCGGCAATGTTATTCTAAAAGCTGACATATTTATCTTGCATTTATCCAAGACGCCAAAATACGACAAATTAGACATAATATCAGCGAAGACAGAGTCCCTAACTGTTGCACCAACTTTTCTGAGAACTAATATCTTTCTGGGATGTTTGAATTTGGGGTTAAGTGCTTTTAAAATTATCTTTTGAAAAACACCATGAGACTTTCCGCTAGACGCCCCACCATAATGAACTTCCGTGAAGTTGCTATAGTTGTAAAGTTTGTCGTAGATATGTTTGTTAAAAACTTTGCTAGGATGCTTGATTACGATATTAATTTTAGGGCGCTGTTTAATCGTCATCCCACTCACCTACGCTAATAGTTATATCTGATGACACATCCATTTCAACTTTATCGGTGAATAATCTATATCGCTTACCAAGTAGCTCAGCTGCCTTGATTCTATCTTTTGCACCTACATCGATGTCAACTATCTTCTGGCCAAACTCTCCAACGCTAATGAGCGTCTTTTCTTGTTGGTCTCCTCGCATAATTGAAGTGAGATATTGTAGGACTTCTTCTTGCGTAGCAATCTTTTCAGATTCAAGTTTTTCAAGCCGCTCGTCTATATAAGCTTTAATGTCAGGTTTGGTCAAGTTTTCTTGACCTATTGACCTTGCTGTCTTTTTACTATACCCTGCTTTAATAGCCGCTGCTGTCGCGTTAGCTGAGATGATGTACTCATCTGCAAAACGCTTCTGTTTTAGGGTTAATTTACTCAATTTTCCATCACCTCCAAGCATAACAAAAAGGCAAGACACTATTTGCCTTACCTTTAAACTCATACTATCAATTTATCATCAAAAAGATGACAATTCCATACATTTTTGTGTCACATTCCTATTTTTTTGGAGAATATTTCTAGAATCCGCTCTCTTTTGCGGTAAATAGACTTACGCGACAGATGTCTTGTATAGGCAATTTCTTCCCAAGTGTTGCTTGAACCAACACCCCATCTAAGATTAAAAATATCAGTTAGCTCTTCATCCAAAAGATTTAGCGTTGCAATAACTGCTTCTTTGAAATTGGATAGACCCTTTAGCTCCCTATCTGAATCCCACCTTGCAACCACATCCTCAGTAACTTTTGAAACAAAATTTGCTCTTCCTCCACCGATATTTTTATCTACTTCTGTATTCATATCAGTTTGTAGCTCAAGTTTTCGAAGTGCAATCTTGTTATCAATAAAACGATAATCAAACAGCCATTCATCAAAAGCCTTTAGCTGTGCGTTAGATAATTTATTCATTCGTCACCTCTTTATGAATAATTACGTGAGAAATATTTTGTTTGGGTATAATAACTGCGTTGTTTTTTCCATTTAGCGCAACGATATCGTTATTTTTTATTGCACCAATTACTTCATCGATACCAACTTCACCATAATTAGAAACGCTCTTAGTAGGACCTTGCTTTAAAAAAAATTCAATTTTCATTTGCTACCTCCATAAGATTTTCACCGCAAAAAGGACAGTGTTTCTGACTATATGTTTCACTTTTACACTCTGGACAACATGGTACTGCATAAGTTATTAAATCACCTGCAGCGTTTATCCCGTTTTCCATTCTATGGATTATATTCATACCTACCCCCCATTTCCAGTCAAATCAGCAATCCGCTTTGTCTGTCTCTGATTTTGCTCGCTAGCACGTTTAAGTTGCTTTTGTGTCCTGCTGAAACATTTTGTCGACTAAGCAGTCAAGTATTTATTGTTCTTCAATCATTCTCCCGCTCCCTAGTATATTTTTCTTTAACTGTTGCTTCGCAAGAATTCCAAAACTTCAACATGTCTGCTTTTCGCGTAAAGGTTTTCTCTTCAAACTGAGGCTTTGCCTCAAAATTCTTTTCTCTACTCGTGTAGATTCTAACGACATATTCTTTTTTTTCATCTAGACTCCTAACTGCGCCTTAACTGCTTCAAATAAGGCGTTCTGATTTTTTTCTTTGCCTTGTAAAATCCTAAGTACTTTTTCATCAACTGTATTTTCTGCAACAATGTGGTGCACAATAACGGGTTCTGTCTGCCCCTGTCTATCTAATCTGGCATTAGCTTGCTGATAATATTCAAGACTCCATGTTAGCCCAAACCAAACAATAATATGCCCGCCTTTTTGTAGATTAAGCCCATGCCCCGCCGATTGAGGGTGGCACAGAAGAATTGGTATTTTTCCGGAATTCCACTTGTCAACCGACGTCAGCTCTTCAGCCTGAGGAAATCGTTTCTTAAGTCTCTCAAGATCATGTTGATACTGGTAAAAAACTAAGATAGGCTGGCCTTGGCTTTCTTCTACTATGTTCTCAAGCGCGTCAAGTTTGTCGTCGTGTATAGGAACTGTTGCTTTATCATCATCATAGATAGCACCATTGGCCATTTGAAGTAATTTATTGGCCAAAACCGCAGAATTAGCCGCAGATATTTCTTTATTTTTAAACTCCAACACCAAATCAGCTTCAAGCTGTTTGTAGGCTTTCATATTAGATAACTTAACTGATACAACGTTGTTGGTTCGCGGCGGTAACTTGAGATAGTCTTTAGCTTTCATGCTGACACAGATATCCTCAATCTTGTTATAGATTTCTGCTTCTGCACCATCCCTAATTGCCCAACTGTAAATGATTGGACCATTACGCTTATCAGGAACAAAATACTTGTCTTTAAATCGAGTCTGGCTCGTCTCAAGCCTGTCGCCTCTGTCCATCAGATAAATCTGCGGCCACAAATCAATCAAACTGTTAGGCGCTGGGGTTCCTGTTAGTCCTACAAGGCGTTGGACTTTCGGTCTAACTTTTCGCAAAGCCCTAAACCGTTTTGACTTACTAGACTTAAAGCTTGACAGCTCATCAATAACAACAAAGGTAAACGGCCATTTAGTCTTGTAGTATTCAACAAGCCAAGTAACATTCTCACGATTAATCAAATAGATATCGGCTTCTGTTTCTAAGGCTTCAACTCGTTTTCCCTCACTCCCCAAAACTTTAGAGTAGGTGAAATCAAAATGCCATTTCTCAATCTCCGTTGACCATGTTTCTTCCGCCACTTTTTTAGGGGCTACGATTAAAATCTTATGATCCTCGGAAAAAATATTTTGAATCTCATCTATCGCTGCTAGTGTTGTCAGCGTTTTACCAAGGCCCATGTCAAGTAAAAGGCCACAATAAGGGTGCTCTACTATCCATGTCTTAGCGTATTCCTGATACTCGTGCAGTCTCACACCCAGTTCTCCATTTCTTTTAAGGCTATGTCCACTGATTCGTAGGAGTCAACAACCCAAACATGCTGCCCAGCCTCTTTTATTTTTTTGTGCATTGCAACTTGGCTGGGTCTTGGTTTTTTACCAGGCGCTTTGACCTCTACAAAAAAGGTTCCCGTATTCATGACAACAATTCTGTCAGGCACTCCTATCGTCCCTGGACTAGTAAATTTTAAACACAGCCCTTTTGTTTTCTTTTTCAAATAATTTTCAATATCTTTTTCAGTCCTCATCCTTCCTCCTTTGGTCAATAAAGGTCAGGGTTACCGTTTTTTTCAACTTACTTTCTCTTTTTTATATATGTGTTTTATATATGCCTTATTTTATATATATTTATTTTTTATATTTATATTTAAGTTAATAGAAGAAAAGTGGTAGATTGGTAACCACAGGGGCTAAACTATTGCTATGAAAGACCTCTTAGGGCTACCAAAAAGCTACCGGGGTTACTTTTCGAACCCATTTCTAAGGGTCGAGTTACTAAGTTACCGATTTTTCCAATTCGGTTTTGGTTTTTTAAAAATTATTTTTAAATTTTTTATTTTTAAAGTTTGAAAAAACCGGTAACTTGGTAACTTTTTTCTAGGGTTACCAAACTCTAATTCCAAAAAAGTAACCCCTAAAACTCACTTTTTAACCTAAAGCCGACCCAATTTTTGGCTTGCTTTCCATCAGATTTAACGTTTTTATTTTCATAATTTAGCTCTCTTAGCCGATGGTTAAATGCATTTTTTGCCAAAGGTTTGTAGCCTGAATCCTGACAATAGAATTTATAAGCTGGGTAGACATCCCTAACAGGAACTTTGAAGTCTTCGCCAAGTTCACACTCGTCTTCAAGGAACATAGCTACGACATCGTTGCCTTTTTCCCATTTCTCGACACTTGACCTCATGCTGGCACTAATACTGAAATCTCTCTTACTCAAGGCCTTTCTAAACCCCTCCATCGCTCTGTTAAAGATACCGGGTACCTCACTCATAATCTTATCTAGCGGGTATTTCGCCTTAACTTCCTGCGTTAAAACCTTATCCATCTCGAGGATCATCATGCGGCGCTTAAGTCCTCCACTGAAATCTCGCATAGGTGGGAGCTCATTCATGGCAAAAGACAGCTTGGCATAATTGTAAAAATTAATAGGCTCTTTGTTTTTCCGGTCAGCGTGTATCGTATCTTCCCCAGTCAACATTTTAAGCGTAGCCCCATCTGCTAAATATTGGGGCTTTGCGTCAGTGTCAAAGTTGGCTGTCTTACGATATAATCCGATTTTTGCAAAGCGTTCTTGCATCAGGTACTGCAGTGTCACGGCTGAATAATTATCAGCGCCTATCATTTCACGTAAAATATTAATTAGTGTTGATTTGCCAGTGCCCCCGCTACCATAGATGAATAGCATTTTTTGAATAGTGTATTCACGATAAAAGTTATAGCCAAACCACTCAAAGATGAAATCTATATTTTCAGCTCCGACGGTCTCCCTAAGAAAACCCTCAAAGGTTTCACAGGTCGCCTCGGGGTCATAGACAACGGGATGGCTTGACCTGGCATGCAATTCTGGATCAAACTTAGTCTTAAAGCTGTTATCCCTCAGGTCATAGACTCCGTTCGCTAGCACTATCTTGTTAAGATCACTCTCGGTAAACACTTCGCTTGAAAAAGCCTGTGCTTTAATCGCTACGATGGTTTCGCTAATGTGCCTAATCTTAGTAATTTTACCGAGTTTCTTAGTTGAGATATAACTCTTCAAATATTCCTCTGCATTTGGCAACCAGATGCCTTTTTTAGCGTCGTATCTTAAGAACTCAAAGCCGTCCCAATAAATCGGAACCTCCTTAATAATCTGCGTTGCTAGCAAATAACTATTGACCTCAGGTTCACCCCTCTCATCAATTTCAAGCCAGCTTCTGTCATCTTCGACTGGTAACTCTTCATCGAAATCGCCTAAAGCCTCCGCCATTAGATAGTCTTTAATTTCGGGTAAGTCACAGACAAAAGCATTCATCGCTTTGCTTGATGGTAGCTTATTAGTAGGAGTATTATCTTTAGCCCCGCTATCTTGCTCTCCGAATTTATGGATACGAACAAGGTCGTATGCATTTACAAGCGTATCCCCCACGGGATCTGTCCCGTGATGACTATAAGCGAAGACATCATCATAGATAACTAAGCCGTTTGCGGTTGAGCCCTCAGTGTAGGTGTACCTATCAGGAGTTGTTCCTTCTTCATAAACCTCAGGTAAGAACGTTGCAATGGCCTGTCTAATGTCATAGTTACGACAAAAGGCTCCAATAAGTCCTTTTTTACTAAGCGGGTCACCTTGTTTTTTAGCTTCGCGCTGTCTCTTAACAGCGTGCGTCGGGCTTTCTGGCCAGAAGCTTGAGTCATGCCAGTCCGGGTATGTGTCAAGCACCTCATCAACACTCAGAAAAGCCTCGTCGTTATATTTAAACGTAAAGTCGGCACCTCTTGAGTGGCTCGGCCAGAACATCAAGCGTACGCTTTGATAAGTCGTGTCATCAAAGTTCGACATGCCTAGTTGATTAGCCAAATATCTAGCGACTGGCTCATATTCATCAGGCATCATTAAACGGTCAGTAGGGATAATAAGACGGTACTTAGCAGCTTTTTTTGAGTGGCTGTGAGTACTGTAGAGTACGAATGCATAATCTGCAAGCAGGTCTAGCCTATCTAAGAAATCTTTACTTGGGCTATCTGCGTCAAGCGCAACCAAGGACCTGCTTTGAACATTTTCGTTTTTTCGTTTACCCTGCTTTAGCCACCCGCCGACAAAGCCCCCTACGTCTTTTGCTTGCCCTTTTTCTGCTCGAGACATCTTCTGGTACTCCGCAAACGTCTCTTGGGTGACTGTAGGTTTCTCTAACCTCTCAACCAGCTCCTGCCAAGTTAGCGTGATATTTTTCCATGTCTTAGCTGTTCGCGAACTACCTGTTGCGATATGAAGCTCTTGCAGGGGAGAAGACTTTACTATTAGTTTTTCTTGCTTCATCTATCTAATCCTTCATATAATACTTTGTTACATAGCCTTCGCTATTTAAAGGAAGACCCTCCGCCCATTCAGGCGCTTGTGCCATAAGATCATTAACCCCTTCGATTGTCAGGCCTGAGCCTTCGATAATAGCCTCATCATGAACGTGGAAAACAACACCATGGCCTGCAGCTTCAATCCTCAGAAGCGCTTCAGCTAGAATATCCCTAGCCGTCGCCTGAACGATATTTTCGACAAGCTTACCGCCATAAGTCTCTTGCGCTGTGAAGTATGCCTTATCTCCTTGGCCCTCATAGATGATTTTGTCTCCAAAGTCACCAGGCTCAACCTTGGCTCTTGCATAGGCTAAGTTCCTACCACTAGGCAATGTTATAAAGAGGAAACCTTTACGGTATCTAAATCGTAGTTTTCCAAGTTTTATCGGTGCTCTCGATTTGATGGCTTTGATGGCGGCTCTTTGTACGTCTTTCCAAAATTGGACGATTTTCTTATTGGTCCTGCGCCAGTCATCAACTAACCCTTGAAGCTCCTCTTCCTTGACCCCCATATTTAGAGCCCCCATCTGCTTGAGCGCTCCAGGACCTCCTTGATAGCCAAGTGCCAACTCTGAGATTTTGCCTTTTTGGCGTAGTTCCTTATCAATCTCCTCAATTGGAATTCCGAACATCTGGCTAGCGGATGCCTCATAGATTTTTCCGTGCGTCGAAAACACGTCAAGCCTCCACTGCTCTCCGGCAAACCACGCAATCACCCTAGCCTCAATCGCTGAGAAGTCAGAGACGTAGAAGGTACAGCAGTCTTTGGCCACGAGTGCCGTTCTTACTAGCTGCTTTAAAGTGTCGTTAAGACTATCGTATAAAATCTCCACAGCATCAATATCACGCTTTTTAACATACTCTCTAGCATCATCTAGATCCTTTATATAATTCCTAGCTAAGTTCTGTACTTGGACAACTCTGCCCGCCCATCTTCCTGTCCTGCTAGCTCCGTAAAACTGAAGTAGTCCATGAACTCGTCCGTCTGAGCACATAGCTCTTTCCATAGCTTCATATTTTTTTAGACTTGACATCGCGGTTTGTAGTTTAAGTTCTAAGACTCTCTTAAGTTCTCCTTCGGCCGTCTTAAGTTCCCGTTCAACATCTGCTTTAGTCAGCCCATTAGCCGAATAACCGTGTTCTTTTAGCCACGGTAGCAGCTGCGCCCTGCTATTAGGATTATCAAGTCCTGTTAGAGCTTTTAGTTCACCAGACAAACTTTCCATCTTAACATCTTTACAATACAAAGCCGAAGCAACTAACTCTTTATCAAGCGCCACGCCTCTGTCGTTGATTCTCTGGTCGCAGACGTAGTAATCCCACTCACGGTCGTGCACAGGAACTGACTCTAGTTTTTCGGCAATTGCCATCTCAACAACTACGTCTTGGATGCAGTAGTCAATAAACATTTGCCACTTTTCGGGGGCGTGTTCTGGTAAATTTCTAGTTCTCCCACCGTTAGTTTTACTTGGTTTGCAAGGCAGGGAAAAGTATCTGATTAAGTTTTTACCCGAGGTATCTTTTTCCTGTGCTAATTTTAAATACAGCGCACACTTTTCCAAGCTTGAAGGCAGACCCAACTCTTGGGCCAGCACCATGGTGCATTGCCATTGGCAAGGATCTAGATAGTAAGGTAGGCCGAGGTAACGACTGAGACAAACTCTTTCGAATTGGGCATTAAAGGCGTGCTTTCGGACTTTATCATCAAATAACATATCTTTGATGTCTTCAGGTAGAGACTGCCTTGTCAAATCAAGGCACTCTACTTCTCCGCCATCTATAGAGTAAGCGAAAAGTAAAATCTCAAAATCTTCTGCGTCAGCATACTTGTAAACCCCATTTTTGATGTCATTCGAACTATAGGTTTCAATATCAATATTTAAATGTCTCATACCTCTCCTTTAAAAATGAGGAGCCTCTAAAGAGGCCCTCAACTATAAAATGTCGTCTTCGTCCTCTTCTTCGTTCCACTCGTCAAAATCTGCATCAGCTGACGAACGGCCGCCAAGGTAGTCTCCTTTAGCAACAATTTGGACGTTGTTTAATCCGCAAGAGATTCCTTTATTTCCCGCTGTGTTGTAAGCATAGGCATTAAGTGATACACGAGCATAGACGCCAGAGTAGACTTCTTCTGCGGAATCAACAGAGTTTTTATACTTGTCAATGATCTGCGGTTTAGTTTTGCTTGAGATTGACATGAACATATGGCCTGCGTACTCTGGGTGCTCTTCGGTATCCATTTCTTCGTCACCATCACGAAGCGTTGTCTTAACGCGCTCCCATTTAACTCCTTTGAGTTTATTGTCCTTGGCAGCTTCATAAGCAGCTCTCTGCGCGTCTTTAATTTTCTTGATTGTGGCTTTGTCTGTTTTTGGAATTAAGATAACTGTTGAATACTTAGCCTCTTGGCCTTCAAAGGCTTTAGGCTCTAGTAAAGCTACATAGCTTAGGCGTACTTTTCCGGTCACTACTTTAGTTGTGTTTGGTGTTGTTGTCATAATTATTTTTCTCCTATTCAAAATCTTTAATTGCTTGTTCTAAACTGTTTATTGCTGGGCGCTTATCCTTTTCAGGGACAAGTACAGGTTTGCCCTGTGGTTTATCAATTACTTCTGCTAATAAATCAGCAAAAGTGGTTTTACCTATTAACTTTTCAAGAGCTCCCATTGCTAACAGCTCTTTCGGTTTAAAAATCTCATCGTCAAAGCCGTTATCTTGTAAAATATCAATTGCTTTGTCTTTATCAGTGATAACTCGATTACTTCTACCTTCGACAATCTTATAGCCTGGAACTTCTTTTCCTGAGAGTGCTTCTTTCAGGGCATAGGCTTCAACTGACTCAACCCACTTCTTGATAGCTGAGGCTTTGTCAAGGATCTCTGCGACGGCTTCATCAGATAAATAGACAGGCTCCTGATAGTCATATTTATCAATTAATTCCCAGTTTTCTTGCGCTCTTGGCACCAATTTAGCTGCGACAGGAGACCACTGCAATACTTTTTCACTTAGGTTCCAGTCACCAATGCCTGCATCTGCTTGAGCTGCCATAGGCAAGACAACATTATCCGCCCAATACAGAAGCTCCTCTACGTAAATGTCAACAGAACTAACCGAATCTAAACGTGGCTGAATAATGGTCATCTTGATACGGTCAAAGTCATAAACCATATCGTAGGAAGCATAAGCTCCCAGAGCGTACAACCCCATCTGCGGGTTTTGGTTAGCAGACACAGGCATACCCTTGCCATACTTAAGATCAATAATTTCAATGACCCCATCCGCCAAAATGACGACATCCGAAGTCCCAAAACCGCCAGGCACCCAGTCGCTAAAATCAACCCGTTTTTCAAGTTCAATTTCGGCATTCTCATAAGCATTTAGGTGCTCCATAACAATATCTGTGTAAAGCTCCGTCATCTCTTCCATCTCTTCGTTGTAGAAGTCTGAGTTTTCCTTAAAAGCCTTTGTTAACGTGTTAAATTTACGCTTGGTGATTTTACCAGACTTGTACATCAGTTTGATTTCAGAAAGCTCGTGGGCGCTTGTGCCCTCTTGAGTGTATACGGTGTCGCGGCTAGGATAGTCTGCTTCTAATCTCGGTAGCATAGGGCAATAAAGCCATCTGTGAGCACTAGAAGCAGACAGTAGTGCGTGATTTTCTACTGGCATTAGAGAGCCTCCAACTTCTCAACAAACTCCGCAAACTGGTATTCTTCAAGTTCACCAACTTTTGCGACGTTCATCTCTCTCAAGACTTCCTTGATGTCCTTTGACTTCCCTTCTTCAACCTTGGCTTTAGCCATTTTCTTAATATCAGCTAATGTTAAAGTTACAGACTCTTCTTTCTTTTTAGGAGCTGGTTTTTCTTCAACAACATCCTTGGTTACTGTCTTCGGCATATCCAGAGCTTCACGCATAGCATCGAAAACACCTGCCATGCTCTCTGCTTTAAAAGTTACTTCAATCATTGTGTTTCTCTCTTTCTGTGTTATAATTTAAGTGTGTGTGTAATTGTTGACGGTTTCCTAAGCCGTCTTTTTTGATGCAATCAATAGCCTCACCTCCCCAAAAGTCCTTTAATATCAAGAATGTCTTTAGCAACCTGACTACGATAGTATGGGTTATCATGTAAACCTTCCTCGTAATAGGGATTAAGCACAAACTCCCAATCTCCGTCCGGCAACTCAACTTCGATAGCTTCGTTATCAATAATTTCTAACTCACGTTCAAGATAAGCTAGTGCGTATTCTAAGTAGTTCATTTTCTCTCCTCAATTACTTGTTTTAAAGTTGTTAATATAAAAACTGCGTCTGCTAAGGCTTGGTTTTGGGAGCAAGAGAGCCCCCCCCTGGCGTAAAATATCATTTAAACCAGCTAGGGTTTCACCTATGAGTTTTATTGAAATATTCATTTCTTTTTACCCCACAAAAATTCTTGCCATGACAAAGTTGCACCTTTAAATTCTTTCTCAGCCAACTTAACAAAGTTCCTCCTATCCTGGTCTTCTTTAAAAGTTTCCTTAGCTAATCGTCTCCAAAAGGCTTTTCTCATCGCTTGACGCTCCAAAAAAGTTTCACTGAATTTAAAATCATTTCCTTGATAAAGAGCTTCATATTTCTCTACGTCATTTAACGTCGGTAGCTCAATCCAAAGCATCGATTTTAAATCTTGCTTGATAACACTCAACTGAGCAGATAGGATAGGTAAGCTATCTCGTCTTTTA